AGGCGAAAAAGGAGCGGAAACGTGTCCAGCGCCGAATTGACCGACTTACCAAAGAGAAGTATGAGAAGGAAGCTGAGAATGAAGCCCTACGGGCGCAGCTCAGGCAACCGGATCAGCTTCGACCGCAAGGCGAAGATGAGGAACTGGATCTAGCAGCGGTAATTGATCAAGCGGTGACGGAACGGGAGCAGCAAAAAGCGGCTGACGCCTTTACCAAAAAGTCAGTGGGATTGCTTGAGGAAGCGGCCACATTAGGCGATTTTGATCTTGATGATTTTATTCCATTACCCCGAGGGGCGGCGGATGCGGTTGTTGAGTTAGGAAGTGCTGAACTGGTTGTTCACCTACAGGAAAACCCTGATTTGATTGATTCCCTTGAAGATTTAAGCCCAGCGATGCAAGCGGTGGAGATCGGCAAACTGGAAGCTAAGTTGAAAGCTCCCAAGCCGGTTAAAAAATCAAAGGCTCCTAAGCCGATCGAGAAAGTGGGCGGCGGTAAATCGCCAAGCACTGGATTAAGTGACGATATGTCAACTGAGGATTGGATAAAGGAGCGTAACAAACAAGCTAGAGGCTAGTTATGTCAAATACTTTAATCACTTCAAGCATGATTACGAATGAGACCCTTCGTATTCTGCACAATGAATCAATCTTTTTGGGTCGTATTAATCGCCAGTATGATGATCAGTTTGCGAAAACTGGTGCAAAAGCTGGTGCAACTGTAAATGTTCGCCGCCCTGTACAGTACACTGTGCGTGATGGCGCGACTTTAGCCATTCAAGACGTTCAAGAGACTCAGGTTCCTATTACTGTTGATCCTGAGTTCGGTATTGATTGGGCTTTCCAAGACTTCGATCTGACCTTATCTATTGATAAGTTTTCAGAGCGTTATTTGGTTCCTGCCGGTCGCAGACTTGCAACTGAGCTTGATAGCCGTATCGCTGGCTTGTATAAGCAGGTTTACAATTTCTCTGGTACTCCAGGCACTCCCCCTACTACAGCAGCTCTTTTGCTTGATCCGGGCGCTAAAATGAGTGACAGCATCGCACCAACTGATGACCGTTGCTTTACTTTGTCGCCTACTGTTCAAGCTGGCGCGGTTGCTGGCCTGTCTGGCCTGTTCAATTCTCAATCTGAGATTGGCAACCAGTACAAGAAAGGCACAATGGGTAACGCTTTGGGTTATGAGTTCAATATGTCTCAGACTCTGCCAACTCACACCGTAGGCGCACATGGCGGCACTCCATTGGTTAATGGCGCAGGCCAAGAGCAAAGCACATGGACTAACACCATGAGCCTTGTTACTGACGGCTGGGATAACTCTATTACCGGCATCTTGAAAGAAGGCGATGTTTTCACCATTGCTAACGTTAACCAAGTCAACCAAGAAACCAAGGCATCAACTGGCAACCTGCAACAGTTTGTTGTACGCGCTGATGCTGATTCTGGTGCTTCTACTGGCCCGGCTACCTTAACAATCAGTCCTGCTATTATCACTAGCGGCGCGTATCAGAATGTTGATGCTGCTCCTGCTGATAATGCGGCTATTACTGTTGTGGGTACGGCTTCTACTGGCTACGTTCAGAACATGGCCTTCCATAAGGATGCCTTTACTCTTGTTACTTGTGATATGGAGTTACCAAAAGGCACTGATATGGCTGCTCGCTCTGTCTATGACGGCGTTAGCTTACGCTTTATCCGTGATTATGACGTTACCAATAACCGCCGCATCTGTCGCTTTGACATTCTCGCCGGTTTCGCTGCTTTACGTCCTGAGTGGGCTTGTCGCGTACCTAACTAATCGAGATAGCGCCTCTACATGGGGCGCTTTTTCCTTTAACTAATTTTTGGAGATTATTCAAATGACAATGCAAAATGATTTAGACAACTACGCAACGCTTGGCGGCGGTAATGAGCCTTGTATTGCCCCAGGCCTTCATGGTGTGGTTATTTCTGGTGAGGGTGCTACTCGCACTCTTTTGGCTTCGGAATCAGGTGCTACTATCCTAATGGATCGTGCGGCGGGTCAGGTTTATACCCTGCCTACTCCTGTTGTTGGCATGAAGTTTCGTTTCTGTTCTACAGTTACTGTTACTTCGAATGCTTACAAGGTAATCACTCAAACACCCGCATCTGAGTTTATTATTGGCTCGATTGTATCTGCTAACGCTACTGTAGCGGCTTCTGGCGATATTTTCACAGCTAATGGAACTTCGCACGTAGCAATTAGTGAGAATGGGACTACTACTGGCGGTGTTATTGGTGATGACTTCACTTTAGAAGCTATCAGCACTACTCAGTGGTTAATTACTGGCCGTAACAGCGGCTCAGGTACTAACGCTACTCCTTTCGCTACTAGCTAATCGGTAGGCGCCCTTCGGGGCGCTTTACTTTTGGAGGTAGTGAATGACTACAGCACTTCAGATTATCGAGCGGGCTTTACTTGACCTAACTGTTTTAGGTGATGGTGAGGTAGCTACAGCACAACAGGCCAGTGATGGGCTTGTATATCTTAACGACTTGATCCAGTCATGGGCTAATGAAGGCTTGATGATTAATCAGGTTGTGACTGATGATTTTACGGTTTCCGGCGCAGCGTCTTACACAATGGGCAGCGGCGGCGACATTGATACCACGCGCCCAATGGAGATATTGACCGCTTATTTTACATCTAGCGGGGTCGATTACCCTGTAAATATTGTAAGCCGTCAGGAATATGAGGGAATAACCCTCAAAACCAATGGCAGCACGTACCCTTATCTGATTTACCCTGATTTTGCTTATCCGCTGGTTACTATTTACCAGTATCCCGTACCTACGGGCGGCACTTTGCATATCAGTTCTATTAAGCCATTAACTGAAATGGCTACAACGGCGACAGTTTTATCGCTTCCGCCAGGCTACGAGCGTTCATTGCGCCTAAATCTGGGTGTGGAGCTTATGCCTCAGTATGGCTATGAAAATATGCTGATTATGCAAAAGGCAGATGAATCCAAAAAGACGATAAAGCGCACCAACTCGGCAAATAGACCTATTCGGGCTGGCTTGGGCTTACCGGCTGGCAGGGGTCGCTATGGCAATGTTTATAACGGATGGGAATCCTAATCATTAAGGTGAAATTATGGCTCTACCAATAGGCGCTCTTTTAAGTTTAGGCTCTGGATTGTTGGGTGCGGCAAGCTCCAGCAAGGCGTCTAAGCAGCAAGACAAAGCCTTAAAACAACAGGCAGCTTTCCAGCAACAAGGTGTACAGGCTTTTAGCCCTTACGCTAAAACGGGCGGCTATGCTAATCAGGCTTTACAGGATTGGATGGGCTTAGGCTCAAATGATTCTTATGAGGATATTTATGAGGCCAATAAGCATAAATTCGCTATCTACAAAAAGAAAAAGAAAAAAGGCGGATTAGGTGGTGCTGTAAAAGGCGCTATCTCAGGCAGCATAGGCGGAGCTGGAAGCTCAGTAATGGGAGGAATATCTGGTTACAAGGGCGGCAAGGGAATGAAGTTTGTTGGCTATGATGAAAACAAGCTAAAAGATTATGTTACAAAGGAAATGGAAAAGCAGAAGGCTAGGCGTTCAGCCCCAGGCTTCGGTGAGGGTATGCGCGAATTCAAAGGCGATGACCTTCAAGATGAGGCGGGTTATAAGTGGCGCTTAAAGCAGGGAGAGCAGTCTACACAGGCAGGGCAAGCGGCTAGAGGCGGTTTATTCTCTGGTGCGGCGGGTAAGGAATTGGCTCGATATGGTCAGGGTTTTGCTTCTAATGAGTTTGGCAAGGCTTATGACCGTTTTCAGACTAACCGCAATACTAAATACAATATGCTTTCAGGTCAGCAAAATGTAGGTATGAATGCGGCAGGTAGAACGGCTGGACAGCTTAATCTGTTAGGACAGACAGCGGCCACTCGCGGCGCTAATAAAGCGTCTGGCACTATGGGCGCGGCTAATGCTTTGGCCGGCGGTGCTGGCGGTGCTTTTAATTATTGGCAGCAAAAGTCACAAATGGGTAAATAGAGGTTTATTATGCCAGCAGATCCTAGAATCAATATGGCCTATCAAGGCGTACAGCTAGAGAATCCTTTAGCTGTTGCCTCTCAGGGTGAAAAATTACAATCTCAACAGCGTGAAAATGCTTTAGCCCAGCAGCAAATGGATGAATATAACTCTCCAGATGCTCAAGGCAGACGGCAAAAGGCGCACAGCAGAGAGAGCCAAACTAACAAGGCCGAAGATATAAAAATGGTCTTACCTTCGCTGACAAGCCCACAGGCTCGCGCCCGCTTTGGTGAGTATATGGCTAACCAGTACGGTGATAATGCTCAGGATTGGGCGGAGATGACTGATGATGAATATGGGCAGCTTATGGAGGGCTTTGGGCATACTAAAAAAGGGAAAAGCGCGGGAGATTATCAATTTGTAAACAGCCCGTATGGTGTTGGCAGAGGCAATAAGCGGACTGGTGACTATCAAATAATGGCAGGTGAAAGCGGAGGCGCTCAGGATGATCAGGGCGCTCCATCAGCTCCTGCTATTTCTGCTCAAGAGCAGTTTGATCCATCATTTGCTCAAAAAGAAGCCATTAAACAAAATACAAAGCGATACGCCACTTTATCCGAAGCGGCAACAGATAGAGCCTCTGCAATAAAAGAAGCCAAAAAATTCCTTGCTGCTTTTGAGGGGAGCGCCCTTGATGATGAAGGCAATCCAATTCCAGCGCGGGAATCTGGCGCGGGTCGGGCTGCGGCTGACTGGATACCAGGGGTCTGGACTGATCAGGGGCAATTTGATGAGGAGCTAGA